GCCAGCATATGTACCGTAATTTAATGCACCAACAACTGCTATACTTCCATCACCGCTAATATCACATGTTAGTCCAAACTCAAGACTTGCTTTTTTATCACTGGTTGGAGGTTCTAATGTTGTTTGCTCAGCCCAACTGCCGCCGCTATAATAATAAATATAAGCTTTTCCTCTATTCGTATAATCTGTATCCTCGGACGATGAACCAAAGATAGCATATGTTCCATCAGTACTAAGACCGAAATGATTCAAACCAAATTTATCACCATTCCCAACAGCAGCATTCACAATGTGAGTTTCAGTGGGTGTGACTGTAGCCCAATCAGTAGTAAATGCTAGACTAAGTGCAGTTGTGCCAGAACCAAATGAAATGCCATCCGAAACCTTAAACGTAAGAGTAGATGATCCTGGTGTCGCTGAACCTTCCGCCAATGGTGTAATAGTAAACACACTAGAATCTTGACTTAATGTTGCAATATTAGCAAATGAACCATCAGATTCTACAGTGTATGTTAAATTAGCATCTGCATTATCACTATCTGTACCAGTTAATGTAATTACAGTAGGAGTAGATCCATCAATTTCTAAGGCTATTGCTCCGCTAGGACTAATAGTTAAAGTAGGAGTAGCATTAATGAGTGCTACATTGTACCACCCACTACCATTTGAAATATACATTCTACTTGTAGAAGATACAAATGCTTGATCGCCTGAATTCAGACTGGTCGTAGGCAAATCATTAATAGTTGGATAAACGCTTAAGCCTACATCAACTAAATTTCCACTGCCATCTACTAAGTTGGCTATTGAACGATTTATACTCATGCTATCCACCTCTGGGCATTTGTGCTACCTCCACTTGCATTTTCTGCAGAATCTAGTGAAGCACGTAAAGTAACTATTAAAGCGTTTGCTGAGTCAAGAGATGATTGACTTGCACCTCCTGCAGCTACCGATGTTATTAATAAATTATCAGAATCCTGAAAACCAAGAATTATATCTACTCCAGACACACTATCCCACATTAACAGTTCGCGTGCTGTATTTAATATAATATCGTGGCCTGCAGAATCTAAAGGCCTACTTAAGAGAACATCAGCCAATTACTAGTCGCCTCTTCCCTCTGGGACTAAATAACATGCATTTCTATATAAGCCATCATGATTTCCATATCCTCCACCACAGCGATGAATTCTGAAGGCTCTATAGTATTTACCATCTTTTGATACTCTTTCACCGTAACCAAATGCCTCATCATTTGTTCTCCAAATATTCATCATTCTTGGATAACCATGATAATCATAATGATTGCCGTTTCTATTCACATAGCCAGTATTTGGCCATGCTGTTAATGGTTGCATCAAATATCCAGTATCACCATTTGCTACAGGTATTTGTGTTGGCATATCATACCATGGAGCCGGAAAATACGAAGGATAATAGTAATATGCGGCTGTCGTGCTTGGATAACCCCAATGATAATAAGAACCTGGAGAAGGATTCGGATTAACAATACCGTTTGCTCCTACTCTATGTTTCATACCCACAGTTAAACGCTTTGAATTACTAGTAGTACTAGTATTCGAAGCCGACGAATCTGCATCTACTCTAAGTCTATTATCTGCCGCGTTAATTGTATATTGCGGACAATAAAAATTATTACCGGACCACGTATGTCTCATAAGATCAGGATTAAACTCAAGATCAGTAAGTACATGAGTGTAAAATTTATCAGTTGTTACATTAGAATGTTCAACCCACATACCAAACATTTTATTAGTCATAATAACATGAATAGCATAACATTGTCCCGGATACATAGGAAATCTCCACTGAGATGTGCCTGTATCTCCAGTCCAAGTACCAGCTGTATTTCCGGTACTATAAGGAAATGATTGAGAAAGGGCTTTATCCATAGTACGACACATCAAACCGTATGTATCATACCACCGAATAAAAATATAATTATACGATCCAAAATTTGTATCAGTGCTACCAGTTTCTTGGTTACCATAATGATATTTTTTGAATTGAATATATTGATTATTATAAGATGCTGCACTCGAATTATTACCCGCAATGCTTCTATAAATGTTTGCAGATGGTCTATCAGCAGTGTCATTAATAATTACTGAAGCAGCAGTATTAATATATGTTGAATTCATATCACTTGTTGCTGTATGGTTACCATTCAAGAATTCTTGAATCTCGTGCATAACATACCATCGATGCGCGGCATTAGACATATTAGTTGAGCCGCCCCATTGTGTATGGTTCATAACTAGTTTTAAATATGCCATTAGTGTAGCTCCTCTAGATCGCTGTTTGATGAATCATGATCATGGCCACCTAAAACCAATATATTTGTTATTCCACCAGATTGCCGTCCAATTTCTTCTGTGCCCATTTTGTGATTTGTAATTAAATATGGTAATTCATCGTCAGTTACACCTTCGATGCGATACCAGTGTGCAGAATCCCAATTGATACCCGATGCTAACATCGGAGCTCCGACGGAATCTACAAGATTAAAAGTCGTTAATGCAGATTGTTTAGCATCTGAATCCCATGCCATAATTTTTTCTCCTTATTTGTACGATATGACGATATTTAAATTGCTACCTGCAGTAGATGATCCAATTTGAGTAATATCTACTGTCAAATAATCGCCTTCGCTAATGTTATGTGTCAACCCAGTGTTAACTGATGTTGTTGATCCTGCAGTTATATTAAAAGTTTGAATGCTTACACCGTTTTTCTTCAGATCTAAATTTAAATTTGCTCCTGCCGGTGCAACAGTAACATGTGATCTTATTTTTGTAATTTGTACATTTCGAGGAGAATACCATCGAGCAGTACCAGTGAGTACACTTAATGCTCCATCTTGAACAAGAGTTGTATTTTGTTCTTTTTGAACAGATGATGAAGCAGCATCTGTAAATCCTAACTTAGTAGCAACATAATCTGAGTCTATAACTGATGTTTGTACTAAATTAGTAACTTTTGCAGAATCAAGTCCTGCAGCAGTAAATACATTAGAACTATTAAGAATATTTTTTGTTCTTAATAAACCTAATGTTTTAGAAGAATCTACCGATTGTGCTTTTATTTCTTCTCTAATTTTTGAAGTGAATGAAGCTGTTTTTTCCATATACTCCCGCAAATCTTGAGGAACATACTTTGTTTTAGCTGCGTCATACGTTAAACACATTTGACCAACAATAGATGGTACAGCTTTTACCGGTGAAGGAGTAGCGTGGCCTTCTTGGCTATGTTGAAAATATATTGTATCTTGACCTGAGCCATTACTATCTGTTTTTAAATCTTTAATAGTAATATTACCGCGCATCGCAGAATGTACACCACATTGATAAGTCATTGTGCTAGGCGCAGAATCTGGAACTACAAAGGTTACAGTTCCATTAGTACCTCTTGAATTTGTAACACCATGGAGATATTCACCAACATAGTTATTAGATATATAACCTGTACCATCATCTGTTGATAAATAAAATGGATGACCAGCTGTAGTTGCATCTAAAACAAAATTGTATGTATTGCCTCTGCGTAATGGTCCAATCGCGGTGTTTTGACCCATCTGAACTCCAGTGTGTACATACGCTCCTGAAACTGCTCCTACATTATAATTAACAGTAGAAGTATTTAATGATGGAATAGTATAAGACGCTGGAACAGTCCATCGTAATCGTTGTGCACGAGTTGATGAATCTCCGGTTACTCCTTCAAATGTGAAATTTCCACTATCATATGTTACCCAATCTACTAAGTTATTCAATCCAGGCTCTTCAATCCATTTTAAATACATTTTATGTGTTTGAGTTGCAGAATCCCGCATTCTAAAGGCAGTAAAATTAATAAGAGAATAAGTACCGCTTTTATAAATTGGCACGTCATTCTGCGCCTGCATTGTAATATTTTCTCTAGCGTATGGTAAAGTAGTAGGATTCCATGACCATTTCCAGTCAGGGTGATGACCAGCAGAATCAACATCTACAGCAGCATTTAAAATCTCTGGTTCGATTGTATTATCAACAAGCTTATCAAGACGATCGAGTGTAATATCACCAGACGAATCTTGAACTAATGTTGCTAATAATTGATTTCTACTCATCTTATTATTTTCCTAGTTTTTTAATCATTTATCTAAAAGCTGTCCAAATTGCGCTTTCACGACTAGCATCCCAATTTGGATTAGCTGTGTTTCCTCTTACAAATATTTTTGTTTGATTACTATTATATTGAACCCATAAGCCATCACGAATAACACACATTGCGTTAATATTATCAACACTTTCACCAGTATTAAACGCGCTAATATGTGTTCCAGCTTGGTCCATAACTCTAACTTGAGATGGATACAAACCACCTGCCCCGTAATAATAACATTGTGAATATGGATCATATGCTATAACAGTACCATAGTAAGTGTTGCTGACGGTAGCTGATAATCCAATATCCCTTGCCGAATTATTTGCCGCACCATAAGCAGAGGTTCCTGTCATTTGAACTGAAGTCACTGTTTGCTTTTGCTGATGCATAAATATAGCATTACCATCGTGACCAAGTGTGCCGCCCCAATGCAGACGCGTAGCATCAGTACCGCTAAAATATACTGAAAAGCTTCCTATTACTGGATTCGTATAATCACCATTAAATGATCCTCTATGAACATCATCATCGTTGTAGCTCGCGCCATATAAATAATTTTCTTGTGGATCTATAGTCAAATGTCTTGTGGTTACTAGTGTATCACTTGGATTACCACCCCATGGCATGGTGGTTGCACCAGTAGAATTTGCATTTGTGTGAAAGTCTGTTCCAGTTGCATTTACTCTATAAGTTCTTACTGGAGCATCATCACCTTGAGTTGGATTTAAACCCTCGGCGGTACACATAAAGTAACCAGGATCTTTTGCATTATCATAAGTTAAAAGTCTATATGGTGCTCTACCGGTCACACCGTCTAACCATCCAAGAGTAAGCATACCAGATGCTCCAAACATATTTCTTTGACCTAAACCAGTAGATAGCCATTGATATGTTATGATTGCTGGTTTTGATAAAATAGAAATACCATCTGTTACTTTAAATGTTACACTGATGTTAGCACTATTTGAATCAATAAGACCAGCCACAGAAGAAGCTTGTGCTTGTGCTAATGTTTTTGGTGTGAATGTAAATACACTTGAATCTGAGGATGTAGTAAATACATATTGTGCTGAATCAGGAAGAGTAACTGAAGTAGTAAGAGGTAATGCATCACTATCAACACCGACTGCTCTTACAATGAGTGGTGTTGCAGAATCAACAATTGTTAGTGTTCCATTAGGTTCACCAACTCCTGATCCAACACTATCGGCCCACCGTGGATTAGCATTGATAATGTTTTGACTATACCAACCACTACCGTTTGAAAAATATAAACGTGATACACCAGTCACAAAAATTTGATCGCCGACAGAATGAGTTGCTGGTAAATCATTAATTGTTGCAACAGTAGCAATTTTACCAACATCTGACGCAGTGTTAAGCAAAGCATTATTCGAAGCGTTTGCAGCTTCGGTTTTGCCGAGTATTCTTACAATATCTCTTGTTCTGCTAGTCATAATTGATTTTATTTCCTATAATATTACCTATTTATATTCATTTTAATTCGTTTTCCAAAGAACCATAAATCCTGCATAACCGTCAGCGCCAAAGTTATCAATAGCATGAGCTGTTCCTCCACCCCAATTTCCTGTTGGCATTATAAAATTAGATGCTCCACTATATGTTCTGACTAAAGCTTGAAAAGCTGAGGTAGTTGGAGTAGTGTTACCTCCTCCATAGTTGCCACCATCTACTACAGCATTAGCAGTATCTAGATACCCAGATCCTCCTCCACCGCCGCCAGAATTATATCCTCCACCGCCAGAGCCTCCTCCGCCGCCATAATAACCTGCACCGCCACCGCCACCTCCATCGTATTGACTTGTAGATCCTGTACCGCCTTGTAATTGACTACCGGCTGATCCATCTAAAAGCGAGTAAGATGCTACGTTTGTACCACGTGCTCCTCCAGCAGATGTAGTACCACCTTGACCACCGCCGCCGTTGTACCCACCACCAGCACCGGCCGAACTATTAAAAGTACCGCCATAACCGCCTATAGCACTCGGCCCATTCCAGTTTCCACTACCTCCAGAACCGCCAACTAACAAGACTGTATTAGCAAATGTTCCACCAGCTGTAGTTAAACCTTTAAACAATCCGCTATAACCACCTCCACCTGAGCCTACTGAATAAGTTGGATTGCCTGCATTACCGCTAACTGTTCCAGCCATAAGACCTGAACTACCACCACCAATAGTTCCACCTTCACCTCTAATATTATTACCATTGATATGATGTTGACCAGCTCCACCAGCATATGCAGTTAATTCTGTTACACCCGCGGGTACAGTATATTGAGCAAGACCCCAACCACCAGAAGCCGCACTAGTCTGAATACCTGCACCGCCAGAACCTGCTATCATAGCAAATCTAATTATATCACCAGCTGATACACCCATTTGTATATAAGTACCGGTGCCATTGCGTTCTGCAGGATGAGTCATGTGCATTACTTGGCCATTATTGCCAGTAAATGTTGTATATCCAGTATAAGCTCCAATAAAGGTAGAGTTCCATGCATATTTAATAATTGATGGTTTTGATAATATAGCAATACCATCTGTTACTTTAAATGTTACACCAACTTCTGCAGCATCTGAATCAATAAGGCCAGCCACAGAAGAAGCGGTTGCTTGTGCTAATGTTTTTGGTGTGAATGTAAATACACTTGAATCTTGAGTCATATTAAAAACATATTGAGCTGAATCAGGCAAGACAATTGAATTAGTAAGAGGTAATGCATCACTATCAACTCCAATTGCTTTTACAATTAATGGAGTTGCAGAATCAACAATATCGTATGTTGCAGCAGGTTCCCCAACTCCTGATCCAACGCTATCAGCCCATCTTGGATTTGCGTTAACTATATTTTGGCTATACCAACCAGTACCATTTGAAAAATATAAACGTGATACTGATGTTACAAAAGCCTGATCTCCAATAGTGTGAGTACCTGGTAATGCACCAATAGAATCATAAGATGTTACTCCACCCGAACTAAATAACGAATTGTTCGAAGCATTATCTGCTTCAGTTTTACCAAGCATATTTGCGATATCAGCATTTCTAGTCATTACTCGGTTTCCTTCGGATATTGTGTTTTTATTTCTGCTACTTTTGCACGCCAATTTGCTTCATCATCATATATCATATGAAGCTGATCTTGCCAACTACCTAATTGTTCCATATAAGCAGCTTGTCTTTTTGCAATTATAATTTGATTTTTTTCTTCAACAGTGCTGCCAAAAGTATAATCATCAGACATTAGACTAACTCCTCTAATTTATAATATATTGACGAACCACGAGCACCTGCGCCATGAGTAAATAATATTTGTACAAAAACAGTAAAGTAACCAACATTTGCACTATTACCAGATCCTTGTATATTTAATGTAGAAACAAAGTTACTATGATTCCATGCAAAACTAGGAGAATTGCCATCAGCATGTGTATGGGATGTACCATTTGATGGTGATGCACCATTATAATCGATAGTGCCTATTGTGTGTATTGATCCGTTACCTGTAGCATTCGTATGACCACCAGCCCAACATATCCAATTCACTCTACCATATACCTCGCTATTGCTTGGTACTGCATCATCAGCCACATCAAGCATTGTGTATCTAAGAATGTCTATGCCAGTATTTGCAGAAGGAGCTACATAAAAGCAATTTTGGTACATATATTGCTGACGTTCTCTTAAAGATTGTACTGCTTGGCTACCGGTTAAATTACTACCAATTTGTACTAATCCACCTTTTCTTATTTGCGCTGCGTTAACATAAGGAGGTGAGTTTGTACCAGCCGAATCTGTCCAACCTGAATGCTGTAATGTTGTACCTGCTTCGATAGTTAAAATTGGATTTGATGAACTAGATCTAGATGTGCTATTTGTAGGGCTAAGTGCTATAACAGCCGCAGAATCTAATCCACCACCTGTTGTTTGTCTTGCTTGAACGTATGCTGAATCAATTAAGTTAATTGTTTTTGAAGAATCGATTCCAGCTGCGCTCTGTCTAGCTTGCACATAGGATGCATCAACTAGATTTGTAATATTAGCAGAATCTAGTCCTCCTGTTAACACGCCTCTAAATGCTGTTATTGCAACTGTATCTGCAGCATTCGTAGCTTGATTTAAAATAACTGATGTTCCATTTGTTGCAGTATAATCAGCCGAATCAATAAGCAGAATGCCATTTCTGAATACTTGTACTTGATCGTTAATATAACTTAATGTAAGATTATTATCATCAGATCCAGCAATGGTTGTTGTAGGACTTCCTGTTGTATAAACAAAATTTGTCGATCTAAATGCCATGCCGCCATCGCCTTGAACAAATTTGCTTATATTAACAACATCTCCTGAATCTGTAGCTGAAGTTAAAACAACCGATGTTCCATTTGCTGCGACATAGTCATCTGAATCTACAAGCAAAAGGCCATTTAAATAGACTTGTACTTCACCTGAATTATATGATAAAGTTTTATTATTTACATCTGCACCACTGAATGTAGTTGCTGGCGTAGCTGAAATATATTTAAATTGAGTATGAGAAAGAGTACCGCTATTTGCAACTCCGGTAAACTTTGTAATACTTATTATATCTCCAACAGTGGCTCCGCTATTTAATGTAAAACTAGTGCCACTAGTAGCCGCATAATCGACTGTGTCTACTAAAAGAACTCCGTTTTGAAATGCTTGAATTGCTCCTGCATTGTATCTTAAAGAATTACTGTTGTTATCATTGCCGCTAAATACCGTTTGTCCAGCTGTAGCAGTGTAGGTATATGTAAATGCAGTTGATACTGCGCTATCACTAATTCGAGAGTTAATTAAAGCTAAAGTTGCAGCTGAGTCAACTCCACCACCAGCTCTTGCGGTAACGTAGGCGCTATCAACAATCGAAATAATTCCTGAAGAATCTTGGAATCTATCTCTAAGTGCAATATATGCAGAATCTACAAGATTAACTACATGAGATGAATCAAATGGATTAACTCTAGCATTTATAAATGAACTATCAATTAAGGCTTTTACTTCACCTGAATCAAATGAGAATGGTTGCCAGGTTGTTTGTACCGAAGTTGAAACCCAAACTGTTTCATTATCCCAGCCGGGTGGATAACCACCGTCAGATGGTGTAAAATCTAAATATCCTTTACTATAATTGCCACCAGTATCAGACACTCCAGTTACAGTTCTGGCATCAGCTCCATTGATATTGGTAGCAATCGCGCTACCAACTGCAAAATTTTGGGAAGGAAGTTGGCCAGTTGGAACAACATCAAAATGTAATCTTGTAATTGTACCGTTATTTGTTTGTACATGAAAGCCAGTATTAATATATACTGCAGCTGCAGCAATGTTTGTTAAAACATAATTTCGGTGTGGATTTACCTGAATTGCTAAATCACCAACCTTTGCTTCACCATTTAAAACACCTAATCCAGTATGCGTAGCAAGAGTATCAAGCTGTGATAATGAAGTAATTCGATGAACCGAGTTTACAGATCCTGCAGTTCTATCAGAATCATTAGCAGATTGAATAAGTGTTATTATAGATGCAGAATCTGTACCACCAGATAAGTCAGTCGTAACAATATTTTTATTGGTAGTATTTTGAACAAGTGCAGATATGGCTCTATTTCTAGAGCGATAACTTTTTTCTCCTGTGGCGCCTTTTCTATCTGCCATGTCTTATATTTATCCTTATGCTTGAGCGAAAGTAAACTTCATCTTTCCACCATAGTTATTTCCTGATGTAAAAGATTCTGATGTACTTTCTACCACTGACTGTAATGTTGTAAATCCAGCTGCATCCACCATCGAATAAGGCCCAAATCTATGAGATGCTCCTTCTACAGCAGAACCGCCTCCGGTGGCACCAATACCATCGTAATATCCATATTGATTGTGCCCACCGCTGGCACCAACTGATCCGACTTCGAATCCTCCCCAATATCCTCCACCGCCTGGCGCGTAGTTATTACCAAGGTCATGCATTCCACCTCCACCACCAAAACCTCCGTCTGCATAGCCAGTGTCTTGTCCATACAAGCCATTTGTGATGATCCCCGGCAAATTGCTATGGCTACCAGACTGGTTTGTAGGCGCTGTATTCCATCCGGCTCCACCACTACCTTGACTAAATCTACCTGACGCAGATTCTACTGCGGCTCTACTCGGTATACCAGCCGCAACAGTTCTTGTAGTAATAGCACCGGTATCAGCAATTGCTGGAGCTGAACCATATACAGATGTTACAGAAGTATAGTTTGAAAGAGCACTACCGCCAGCAGCTATAGCCATTGGAGTGTAACTATTAATACTACTATTTGCATGACCTGTGTTATATTTAGCTATGAATGACATACCAGCACCTGAACCGCAAGATCCATTATTAAATTGATCTTGACCTTGTGAACCTATTCCAAATAATAACTTTGTTCCAGAAGGAATCATCCAGCCGTAAACAAGTCTTCTACCCCAACCTCTGTTACCTGCAACTGTATTATTAGCAAGACCTCCAGATCCACCAGCCATCTCAACAGTCAAGTTAGTGTTGAGAGCAAATTCCATCGTGTAGTATCCGTCAAATAATGCAAATGGTTGTGCTCCTGATCCAACCAAGAAAGTATCATATGTAGAAGTTCCTGCAGCAGTTCTAATAGTATTCCACTGAGAACTCATAGCTGACTGAGCTTCTCCAATTCTAGAAAATGAACTTCGTGAAATAGTAAATTCCATATTTTGTAGTATCCAGTCATATTTTACAATAGCTGGTTTTGATAAAATAGAAATACCGTCAGTTACTTTAAATGTTACATCTATGCTTGCGCCATTTGAATCAATATTACCCGCCACTGAAGCCGCAATAGCTTGAGCTTTTGTTTTAGGCGTGAATGTAAATACACTTGAATCTTGAGTCATAGCAAAAACATATTGAGCAGAATCTGCAAGAATAATGCTATTTGTAAGAGGCAATCCATCTGAATCGGCAGCTACTGCTTTTACAATTAATGGTGTTGCAGAATCTGCTATTGTCAAAGTTCCGGCCGGTTCACCAACACCTGAACCAATACTATCGGCCCAACGTGGATCAGCATTGACTATGCTTTGACTATACCAACCAGTTCCATTAGAAAAATAAAGTCTATTATTTGATGATACAAAAGCTTGATCACCTGCACTCAATCCTGTGAGGGGCAGTGCACCTATAGAATCATAAGTAGTAACTCCTATAGCGCTTACTTGTGCAGAATCTAGTCCGCCAGTTGACAAAGCAGCATTATTAGAATTATTTGCTTCGGTCACACCGAGTATTGCGGCTATATCACGTGATCTACTCATCTTTATTATCCTTTAGATTATGCATCAGGTGCTGTAAAAATTGAAACTGTACCTACATTATTCTGACTAGTGTCATCACGTGGTGCACCAACTGCAACATACCTGCCGGACGCGTCCATTGCTAAACCTTCACCAAAATAATCACCGGTACTGGTATTGGTACCACTTAATACTTTTACCTGAGCCCAACTACTTCCAGTTCTTTTGTAAACTATAGCTCTACCTGTAAAGTTAGTGTTCGTCCACTTATTAGCAGATGCAGACACATGAGTGCCGCTATCATTAATCCTTACATGATAACCATTTTGGTCGCCACCAGTAGCACCAGATGATGGTTGGAAACCAGCTTGATTTGTCCACGTAGTTCCAGATCTCGTATACACATAAATCTTACCGTAATTATTACCAGAATATGGTGCTCGATCTGCACTAATTACCATATAACTTGCATCATTATTAATATCAATTGATGCGCCAAAATTATTATTAGAAGTAGCTCCGCCCGGTTCTGTGAGTTTTACTTGTTGTGACCATGTAGTACCAGATCTTGTGAATACATAAGCAGCACCGGCAGCCGATCCTACGTTTGGTGCTGTAGCGACTAAATAATCACCAGCAGAATTAGTTGCTATATCATAGCCAAACGTGTGCCATGCGGCTCCATCACTGGCATTAAGCCTTGCTTCGTAAGCCCAACTACTTCCAGTTCTTTTATATACATAAACAGCACCTTCAGCATAACCACCAGAATTTGAACTATCATATCTAGATGAAATAAATACTCGTGTTGCTGTTGCATCGAGTCTTACTCTCCAACCAAACCTAAATTCTGCAGTATCGTTTTGACTTACAAAGCTAGTTTGTTGAGACCATGTACTACCAGATCTTGTAAAGATATAAACTTTTCCATGAGCGGCGCCGCTAGCGCCGTCGTTAGTATCATGTGCCCAAGCGCCAACTGCAGCATAAGTACCGTCTTCGTTTAATGCAACACCTCTACCAAATTGTGCAGAAGCTTGAGGGTCGCTTGCTTTTAACGTTGCTTCGTTTGCCCACGATGCACCATTTTTCTTTACAATATATGCTGCTCCACTTTCACTTCCACTAGTTGATTCACGATTTTGGCCACTAATTAAATAATTGCCATCAAAGCTAAAACTTAAATCTTCACCATTATACGTACCGCTTTGACCTAATGATAACGTAGCTCTATTATATAGATATTCTGTTACAGATCCTGCCCAATTAGGTTCAGGTAAAGAGAATGCTAGCGTAAACGTATTTTGTACTGTGGCTTGGTTTATTCCATCGCTTGCCTTAAATGTTAATGTGGCGGATCCATCAAATCCTAGCGCAGTAGCAGAATCTTCTGTTCTTGGTGTAATAGTTACAACTGACGAATCTTGAGATACCGTAGCAAATTTAAATAAGTCTCCGCCAGATTCCAGTGTTAGGAATAAGTTTGCATTTGAATTGTCAGAATCAGTAGCTGTCATAGTAATTACAGTTGGAGTACCATCAGTTGCTAGAGCAATTGAACCGTCTTGACTTAATGTTAATGTTGGTGTGGCATTTATCAATGCAACATTATACCAACCAGTACCATTAGAAATATATAACCTACTAGTTGTTGTTACATATGCTTGATCACCCACTGTTAATCCAGTTGTTGGCAAATTATCTATTGTTGAATAGACTGTTATCCCAGCTTCACCAAAATTATTACTATTTCTAATGTCTGATAAGTTTGTCATATTAGTTCTCTGTTAATACCCATCCTTGGGCTACATTATAATATACTAAACCAATCGCTGATCGATCTAAATTTATAATAAAGTTTGTAGCTGAACCTTGAATCTTATGGCCATTCCTATTTATAATGATATTATTAGATGATGCATTACCAGTCACATCGATAATTCTGATTTCATCACCCATCGTAGCGTTAGTAGGAAGTGTTACAGTCTTTGATGTTGATGTATCAATTAAGAGTTTATCACCTGCACTTGCTGCAACTGGTGTTCCACTTGGAGCAGACCAAGAATTCGTTCGAATTACATTGCTATTCGATACGAAACTTACTATTTTAACTTCATCGTTCAAATCTGCTGCTGTATTTAGTACAACAGACATACCATTATTAGCTATGTAATCATCAGAATCATTTAGTAATAAACCATTCATAAAGACTTGCATATTATTAGGCGAATACGCTAATGATGCACCAGCAGTATCATTACCATTAAATATTGTTTGACCTGAATCTGCAGTAAATTTATATAGATCCATATTTTGGCCAGGATTACTGAACGCTGAAACAATTAATTCATCATTCAAATTTGCCGAATCAGTAAGTAAAACACTAGTACCATTAACTGCAGTAAAATCTGTATTTCTAAGTAATATGCCGTTCAAATGAACTTGTATAGCCCCAGGAGCATAAGCTAAAGTATTACTATTAATGTCAGTACCAGAAAATGAAGTTTGGCCTGCAGTTGCAATAAATTCATAATTTTTGACATTTGGTGAAACTGCTACACCTTTACGATTAACTAGCGTTACAATATCATTTGAATCTGTTGCAGATACTAAAGTAACTGTTGTACTTCCATTTGTAGAATAATCATCAGAATCTTTTAACAATAATCCATTCAAGTAAACATCTAAAAATCCAGCTGAATAGTCAAGAGTATTTCCATTATCATCATTGCCAGTAATAGATGTAATAGGATTTGATGTTGTGAAATAATATTTTGTGTCTACTAAACTAGTATTAGTTGAGACTCTACCTCGCCGCTCAACTATAGTAACACTAAATCCTGCTGTTAAACCACTAGTAAATGTAACTGCAGTTGTAGTTGCAGTATAATCGACATTTACAATTTGTAAAATACCATTTATATAAACGTCTAAGTTTGTTGCGTCACGGCTAGTATGAGTAAATACAGTTTGATTTGAAGTTGCTGTATATTGAGATCTTTGTGTTGTAAACTCACCACGAGTAAAGTCTACCTTCGAGCCAATATAATCAGAATCAATTAAGTTAATTGTTTTTGCAGAATCGAGTCCCGCACCACCTGCTCTTGCAGCCACGTATGCGCTATCAACTGTGCTTGTAATTAAACTAATTGTTGCAGCTGAGTCTGTACCCGCAGTTGTTCTAGCTTGTACATATGCACTATCAACAATAGCCAATATGCCAGAAGAATCTTGGAATCTATCTCTCAGTTGAATATATGCACTATCAACAAGTCCTAAGACATGTGCAGAATCAAACGGATCAACTCGTGCATTGATATATGCAGAATCAACAGTTCCTAAAATATTATTTTGGACATATGGTTTAAATGCAGCATCATTATAGTGATATACTAAAGGTTTTAGACCACCGATTGCATTTACTGTACCTGTTTGATCTGTATATGCGGTTCCACCTCCACCTCCAGATGTATCATAAGCATCTTGATATGTTGTTCCATCAAACATACGATATAGAGTTGCCAATCCACCAGAGAGAGTTGTAGTGGCAGAACTATTATTAACATTGCCGTATGAGTGCACCATCACTGCTGAAGCGGGTATAGATCCTCGAGGATTTGTTGTAGTGGCTACTCCGTCAGTACCGCTGAAATAACTACCTAGATCGGTATTCATATATCCAGCGCTACCGTTTGGTACGTCATAAAAATAAGCTACTATATTATACCACGGTGCAGTTGATCCAACCTTAGGAGTATGACAAGCAAACATAAATGTGCCAGATTTACTGGCCCATGGATTAACCCCTGGACTTGTAGTTGCTGTAGCATTTTCAACTACAATCACGTCACCCTTTTGAACATGATCATCGAATGTTGAATGCGACCATTTAAACCTACCATTACCAACATCATTTGCTGATGTGTATGAAAGACTATTCGTTCCGCTAGCTAGATAAACTGTTTTAGACCAAAGCTGACCGCCACTAAAGTCATGAGAAATACTAGTTTTAGTTCCAGTTCCATCTCTAAATTGTACAGCAACATCACCTTCGATAGGAGATGAAATTGCTACTCTTTGATCACTATCTGAAACTTCAGTAATAGTTGTATTTTGAATAAATTTAAGACTACTTACGTATGCCGAATCAATAAGATTTCTTGTGTATGCAGAATCAATTGTACCAGTAATTTGGTCATTAACATAAGGTTTCCAAGCCGAATCATTTCTAAACCAAATAAGAGGATTAGAATTTGTTAATGCTGTAACTTCACCTTGGTAATTGTCTGATGTGTTAATTGGCGTACTTGTAATACCAGAAGTATCCCAAGTTGACTTGATAGTTTTTTCAAACATTCTATATAGCGTAGCAGTTCCACCAGTAAGTTTTTGACTTCCTGTTGTACCATTAACATTAGGATCTCCTGAATACGCAACTACGGCATTGCCCGGTATTTCGCCTCTTGGATTTGACGCATTATCAAAATACGCTTTTAAATTCGTATTCATATAACCAGTCGTACCTTGACCAGACCAATACACTGGAACCGCAAGCAGAACTTGAAGGTTGTTAGCATCAGTAATAGATTTAACAGCTATAATAAGGTTACCAGATTGTTGCGTTTGCCAAGCATTAACCGTATGATAACTATTGTATCTTTGAACTGTACCAGATGCAACTACGATAACATCGCCTGGTTGAGCAGCTGCAGCAAATGTTGAATTATTAAGTGTTAATTCTCCACCTGTATAGTTTGCTCCAACAGACCATGATACTATTGTAGCACCACCAAAGTTATGAGTAACACCAGTATTTCTACCTGGTCCTGATTGGAATTGTACTGCTACATCACCTTCTAATGGAGATGATATTGCCTCTCGTGTAGAACTATCGGTTACTTCGGTAATTGTACCTCCGCCCCCGCCTCCGCCCCCGCCTGCGCGGGCTTGAACGTACGAGCTGTCGACAATAGCCAATATACCAGACGAATCTTGGAATCTATCACGTAATTGAATATAAGCAGAATCAACTAAATTTACAATAAGAGCGGAATCTAAAGTTTCACTACCAATAATACTAATCACATTTGCTGAATCTAATATATTACTAGCTGTTAAAGCAATTTCTCCACCAAGACTATCAATTATTCGAATGCCACTAGAATTAGTGTGTATTTGATGGCCGCCGAGATGTATAGTATTGCCTGATAAATATAGGTCTTTCCATTTTTTAGTTGGTGAACCAAGATTATAGAAGCTATCAACATTTGGTATTAAGTGGCTTGGCACTTGTAAGAAATTAGAATCAATAATCCCTTGGAATTTTGCCGAATCTAATCCAGTATTTCCAAGGAATGTCATTGCAGTTATAACATCACCATTTTGTGCAGAATCGAGTAATGTTATTGATGTGCCGTTTTGTGCAGTATAATCAACCGAATCAATCAACAAAATACCATTTAAAAATACTGATAATTTATTAGCTGTATAAGCCAGAGTTTGATTATTATCATCTGTACCAGTAAATGCAAAATTAGTCGCAGAGTCTGCAGTAAAAGTAAACACTTGTTGAGTAAGCGGTGTTCTACCAGAATCAATTCTTGCGTCAATTAATGCTATAGTGGCTGCAGAATCTACTCCACCTTGGCTAGTAATAGTGATTGTTTTTGTTGCGCCTGTTCCGCTTGCTGTTACAGATGCACCAACAAAATTCAAAGTAGAAGCTGCTGTGCTTAGCGGGCTTCCTTCATCTTGAATTGTTATTGTTGGTGTTGTGCTAGATTGTCTAGCTTGAATGTATGCAGAATCAATTAGATTAGTAGCTTCTGCAGAATCTAAGAAATCATATGTTAATTGTCTAGCTTGAATGTATGCAGAATCAATAGTGCCAATAATTTGATCATTAACATAAGGTTTCCACGCTGAATCGTTCCTAAACCATATTAAAGGTTTGGATTGATTTAAGACAGTTACAACACCATCAGTAATATCATTATACGCGTGTGGTGCACCATTTGTGAAACCCGAAGATGGGTTTGCTTGGAAAACCGATTGAACAGTACTGAACATGCGATAAAGCTTTGCAACTCCACCTGTCCAATAGAATCCCGACGCATGTGGATTACCTCCACCGGCGCCAGCTGCTACTGCTGAATTAGGAATATCTCCACGAGGATTAGAAGCATTATCGAAATAATTTTTAAGAGCTCTGTTAACAAGCCCTCCTGCTGGATGGCCGCCAGTACCGCCTGGCTGAGATCCCCAATACCAGCCAAATGTATGCATAACTTTAAATGATGTGTTATCAATTAATTCACAAACAGCTGTAACTAATGTACCGCTTTGTGTATAACCATTATCTGCTGTGATTGAAGAATTTTCAACAACAATCACATCACCTACTTGAGCGTGAGGTGCAAATACAGAACTTGTAAATGTTTGTTGACCATTATTATAAGTAGTACCACTGCCTCCAGAATATGTCATAACGGCGCCGCCGGAATAATTATTTGTTATTCCAGTGTAAACACCAGGTCCTGTTTGGAATTGTACAGCAATATCACCTTCTAATGGTGATGATATTGCTTCGCGTGCAGAACTATCAGATACCTCAGTGATAGTGCCACCGCCAGTTGTTGTTTGCAATGCTTGAATATAAGCAGAATCAATCGTACTAACTAATGACGTGTATGCAGCATTAGCTGCTGTTGATGCACCATATATTGGTGAAGATGAACCATATCCAGTAGTGCCAGCAGTGTTATCACCAACAACGAATGGATTAGTAAATGATCCTTTAGTACCTGATGATACTTGCGCTGAATATACTGAAATTAAAGGTAGTGTTCCACCATTTGCTGCAATCGCCGCACTAAATCCGCCAGAATAATCGGTATCGTTTGTCCAAGTGTATCCAGTTCCTTGAAAACTAAGAGTAACTGTGAGGTTATTTCTAACAGCATTTACAGTTCTTGTAAAATTAACAGAAGTACTATTGCCAGAAGTATAATATTTACCGCCAGCATCTAAAAATCCAAGTATTCCGCCACCAAAATTAAATGGGAAAGTTACGCCATTGAATAAAAGTCTAAAACATTCAGCTGAAGCAACAGTATCAAATGTCCAACTTGCGTTATTTGTGCCAGTTGTTACACCAGTTAATCCAAGTGCACCTAATGGACCAGTTGCTGAAAAAGTAACTCTTGCATTAATATAAGCAGAATCAATAAGATTAATTGTTGATGCTGAATCAACACCACCAGACCCAGTTGCATTAATAGTAATAGTCTTTGTAGCTCCAGTACCAGAAGCTACAACTCCAGGACCTACAAAGTTAAGTGTGCTTGCAGCAGTAGATAATGTAGAACCAGAATCTTGAATCGTTATTGTTGGAGTTGTAGTAGATTGCCTAGCTTGAATATAGCTTGAATCAACTATTGCTGCAACATCTGCCGAATCTATTCTACCTTCACGGTCAACAATATAAATTGGACCATTCATTCCACCGTGGTATTGACAATTATAATGTAAATAATTGGGTGCATTCATTGGTACAGTGAATAGTATAGATCCACTTGTCGTGCCATTATTTGTTACACCAGAATTATATAAACTTCCAGTTCCAGTTGTATTTTGGGTATTAATATTAAAAGGATGACCACTCGCATTAACATTAAGTTTATAAGTTAATCCGCGGGTTAAATATAAAGTTGGATTGGTAGATGTTGTTGGAAAACCATCACCAGTGAAATCATAGTTACCACCATTACTTACAATATTAATTATTGTTTCGGCTGGTCTATTCGTTTCAATGTATGCGGCGTTTATTAGATTAGTGGCATTTCCAGAATCTAAGAAAGGTGCTTCAGCAACACGAGCTAAAACATATGCAGAATCTACTTTATCAAGAATTGTTGTATTAATTGAAATATTGACAGTGTTACCAGAATCATTCAAAGATGCAGCAATATCGGAATCTGCTCTTGCTTTTGTATAGTAAAGATTTGTGCCTTCAGTAACATTAGTAGTTGTTTTTAATGCTAATGCTGAATCGAAATCACTATCAAATCCACTATAATCACCATCGATTGGTTTATTAAATACGAATTTATCACCAGCTGCATTATAAGTTAATGTAGCATTTGCTCCACCAATAGTAATACCTGCACCGTCTGCTGCAGCTGCATTTGCTGCGCTATCAGCAAGAACAAGGTTTTTATCATTAATAGAAACTGATGTAGAATTGATAGTAGTCTGCGTACCTTCGACTTGCAAGTTACCAAGAATTTGCACAGTACCGGTATTATCACCAATAGTTGCAGGATCGATAATAAAGTTTTGAGGACCACGTATTTGATTAAACGTTACGTTATCAGTTGTACTTAGATCTTGATCTGTTTTTACTCTTAGTCTAACGTATGCTGAATCAACGTGATTTGAAATATCAACTAGATCAAGGACAACTGGTGTATTTTGTAAATTATTATAATTTCTAACATAAGATAAGTTTTGACCTTCGAGAGTCAATGCATTATATGATTGTTTTAATTGAACATGCGCGCTGTCAATTATGCCTTTAATCTCATTGCTATCTAAAGCTACAGAAATAATATCAGAAGAATCTAGTACATTCGGTGTATTTGTAAAATTACTATAATCTAAATAATATGAAGGAGCTTGGCCATTTAATTGAGTAGCATTATATGATTGTTTTAGTTGAACATGGCTACTATCAATTAGCAAAAGTGCATCTGCAGAATCGAGAGCCTGTGTTGTAATAAGTCTGCCTACTTCAGCAGAATCCAAAGAATTTTTGTATATAAGATCAAGTGTTTCAGCTGAATCAAGCGAGTTAGCTTGTACAATAGCTAATACTTCTGCAGAATCAGTTGATCTTCTAGTAATAAGATCATTTACTATTGCAGAGTCGACAAAGCTTTTAATATTATTATTTGCATCTTTATAGTGAATTTTACCATCAGCAAAGTTAATTGCCAATTCACCATAATCGAGATCACTAGCGGTTGGGGTTCTTCCAACAACGGACGATCTTTTAAGTAGAACCTTTGGTGTAGCCATCGTAATTCCTAATAAGGATAAATTTCAAGATTATCTAATCTTGATCTATTTATACAATTAATATGTGCCGCAATCTATAATATTTAATTCAACCTGACCGGTTGTAACAACAAAATCTATTGAATCAAATGATGCTCCACCAATATTAGTCGATGTGGCTAATTCTGTAGATAAGGTTAATACACCAGATGCATCATCGTAAGTAGCATCTAATCCTTCTGCTGCTGATAATAATGATGCAACCCTATCGTCAACTCTTTCATTTGTGAAATAAAGATTAGTTGCACCTTCACTGAGATGATCAGTATTATTATCATTAAAATCTGAATCAAATCTTGCAGTTGTGTAATATAAATTTGTTCCTTCTGGTAATGCACCAGTATTTGTAGATCCTAAATCTGAATCAAAATTGGTAGAAGTATACACATTCTCGACATCAATGCTAAATACGCCTGTCGATGAATCATATGCTAAATCTCCTTGTGCAGCAAAATGTGCTCTAACCTCAGAAGAACTTGGTCCAGTATAAGTAAATTGTCCAGATGCCGAATCGTATGTTAACGAACCATCTCCACCAGCATCATTTACTGATAGAGAATTTTTAGCTCTTGCTTCAGTAAAGTATAGATTGCTTGAACCTTCACTTAAGTTATCTGTATTTTTAGCGGTAAAAGCGGTATCAAATCTGCCTTGAGTATAGTATAAGTTAGTGCCTTCGGCTACGTCGGTTGTTGTTTTGCCTGCAAGAGCAGCATCAAATCTAGCTTGTGTATAATATAGATTTGTTCCTTCACTTAAATCTGTAGTTGATTTTGCATTAAAATCTGAATCGAAACCAAGATATTTACCAGTAAGCGTGCCAGAAACAAAATCTCCAGCTACATCTAAATTTGGTGCAGATATGTCTTTATTAAATACCCATTTATCTGTAGTAGAATTATAAGTCATTGACGCATTAGCGCCAGCTAAGAATATACCACCACCATTTGAAGTGGCTGAATCAGGAGAGTTATCAGCAAGAGTAATTAATTTATCATTAATTGTTAATTCTGTTGAATTAATTGTAGTAGTTGTACCATCAACTTGCAAATCGCCTTGGATTACAACTTTACCAGCTGGACCGGTGTCACTGTTTGGATCGAGTATAATATTACCAACAGCTGTCAATATAGAATTATTAAGAGTGATTCCACCTATTGTAGCTGATGTAATTGATGGATTATCAGATAAATCAATATTAACTTGGGCAATGCCATTTACATTTAAAGGATTTGAAACTGTAGTAGTAATATTACTACCAGTTGTGCTACCTAAAATACTAAGATAATAATCTGGTTGATGATTTGATCGCCAAGGCTTCTCGCCTGTATTACCTTTAATCATGCCTGCTGTTGCACGCATGTATTGAATATTTACAGCATCTGTTAGTGCGGTTGGATCAGCAACATTGGTAATCTTATTATTACTAACGTTAACGACACCAGCACCGTTTGTTGTAAGAATAATATCGCCTTGAGCATCAAGGGTAATATCTGTATTTGTATTTGTGATTTTATTATTATCAATAACAAAATTATCAACTTTTAGTTTGTCGATCTTATTATTGGCATCCGTAATGATGGCACTACCTGCAGTTAGTGTGCCTTTAGGATGGTCCATCATGTCCGTATAATATTTACCGCCAATTGTGTGGACTACAGTAGCAGCATTTTGACTATCGTTATATGGTCCAACACCAATAAAAAGTCTATCACCACCACTAGAATCACCAGCCGCATAGGTATAACCCAACTCTCCGACCATTAAAACTTTCATAGCCGGAGTTACATTAGAAGTAGTACCACTAATTCTATGGAGAATTCTATTATTATATGTTGGCATTAGAACGATGCTCCTTGAATTATCAACCGTCTAGGATTACGAACTAGATGAAATTTTTGTGTTGCTAAATCATATTCTAATAAATCTCCATCTTCATGTTCTGCGCATAATACATCTGTCAAATCACATAAAGTTTGTGCCTGTGCTCCTGTAACTTTTCTTACAGGAGTACCAATAATAATCTTCTTAACGAAGGTCTGTTCGGTTGGATCTGCTGACATTATTGTTGTCCCTTACGTTACTGATGGCGCAACCACAATTTTACCTTCTAAAATTCTCTCGGTAATTGTTGCTTGATTAGAATCAACATAGGTAATTTCTACATCATAAACATAATTTCCCTTTTTAAGGGCACTGGTTTCAACATTTGTGAGTGACATTGTGATAATGCCATCAGTAGTTGGAGTATTAATAGCTACAGCAAAAGCTTGAGTATCAGCGCTATCACTATTGAAATTGCGCTTCATTGTAGCTGCACTCGAATAATTTGTTAAATTTTTCTTATTACCTGAGGGATCGACAAGGTGTAGCTCTACCGCTATATCTGAGCCTTGATCAAACCTAAAATGTTCGTACTGTGCCATGTTCCACCCGCAAAATGTTTCTTGATCTATTTATAAATAAAACTAATTGTGCATATTACTCTATTTATACATGTACAAAGAGCTCATTTTATGGTATAATAAGTAGTATTAGTTAAGGAGGGAAGAAGTACCCGTGAATAAAAAAATAGAAAATGATGCTGGGTATCTTTGGGTCTTTGACTATGATAATGAAGAATTTGAAAGAGTTCGAACTTTATGTTTAACTGATACAAATAATAAACTAAGAGAAAATTATACAAAAGAAAAATTAAAAATTTCTGACCACGTATTTTTTGCTATTCAATACGGATTTGACAATGAACCTATTGCCATGGCTGGAGTAAAAGAATACACCCCTAATGTATGTCGCATATTTAATAGATGGTATCTTTTTCCAAAATCTCGTGGACCATGGTCGAAGCGTGAAGAATTAATATCTGCTTTACGATTTATGAATGGATCTATGAGGGAACTTTTTAAATTAAATTATAAATTATATTTTATTAGTATGCAACAGAGAAATTCTAAAAAAGCCGGGAGACAATTATGGTGGAAAGCGTTTACTACTATGATACATTCATTGAATAAACGTTGGAAAAGCTATGATAATGGATTAGTACAAGTTCATGAGGGTAATCTGGCCTCTTGTTATCAAAATATCATCTATATAACATATAAAGAATTTCAATTTAAAGATTGGAATCCAAAGGTAATGTCATATGATGAACACGCACTAAGGATGAATTATGAAGCCAGTTTACGAAATACAACATAATTTTGACGACGTAAGATTATTAGAAGAATTGAAAAGTCAAGATCCTACAGTTTATGCTGACGAAAAACATGGATCATATGATAATTGGAAAATCATAAATCAAACTGTCAGATGGGCTGAAAGAGAAATGCAATTCTTTTGCAATCAATTTAAATTACCATATGGTTCTCCGAGATATTATCACCTTGATGCAAATTCAGTATTACTGCCTCATATTGACTACAACACCACATGCTCAATAAACCACATTTTAAATGACGAAGCTGCACCAGTTACCTTTAACGAATACGGAGAATTTACATATAATACTGCAGTACTTGATACAACAAAAATGCATGGTGTTAACAACTTAGGTAAAAAAGATAGATACCTATTCAAGATTTCATATTTTGAAACTACATACGAAGAGATTATTAAATGCTTACAGAATTAAAAGATAGATACGATTCTAAAAAATTATTAGATTGTATTGTCGGACTAGAAGAACTCGGCCAACAAATTCATGTTAGTTCTATAGATGGTAAAAGATATTCATTCAATTCTGGAGATCTTACAAAATATAAACTAGACCAAAATGATTTTACTGTTATAAATGATTTTTTTAAAAATACCTATGCTGAAGAAGTTTATAACGATCTAAACGAAAAGTACGATATTTGTCGAGGTAGATATATGACTCTCGATGAAAGTTTTAGAGGATATTCATATCATTACGATATAACTGATAGAATTCATATCCCATTGACCACAAACGAGGACGCGTTGTTTATTGTAAATGATAAAATATTTAAAATGCCAGAAGTTGGTAATACATATCAACTGCACACTACAAATAAACACACAGCTATGAATTTAGGCAAAACTCCTCGAATTCATTTTACAGTTTGCTTAAAAGCTAGTGCTGTAATGCGACAATACTATGCAAGGATGACGCAATGAAAGAAGCATTAGATCAACTATTTAAAACACATCCACATCTTGAAGGTCAACCTGAAGATAAATTAATGGCTATGATATTTAAATATATTTCTTTGCCAGCTGTGGAAGAAGAAAGGTATGAAGAGTTACATACTAGTCCAATCGTAGAAACCGATATCGATATCGATTTAAATCAATTCGATAAAGACATCGAAAAATATAGCCACGAGTTTACTCAATGGGGAAATACTCACACATCTTATCCAAGATTTGGAATACCTCTTGTTAATTTAACTGGTAAACTAGATGAAATAAATGATCCATCTCGTATGCCACTCGATGAACATTTTATGTTACATCAAAATATCGATAAAATATTATTTGACCATGATATATTAGAAAAAACTGAAGTATGCAATATGCCTTCTCTATCGCCGCTAATAGACGTGTTTGGTGATTATTTGTGTAGAAGCGCAATATTAAAATGGGATACTATGGGGCATTTCAAAGCCCATGTCGATGTTAAAGTTCCTTCTCCAAACTTAAGATTGTGGGGAACAACATCAGCAAATATGCAGTTAAAAATGGATGGAAAGGTTATAAATAGTATCAAACCTGGAAAGATTTACATATTTGATTCATCATTAATACACGAAGCATTTGCAACAGGTGATAATGTATACCAATTCTTTATTGGTTTAACAATCGATGCATATGATACGATGATGGATAGGAGACTTTAATGGCACTTATTATTTGCGGTACACAAGGATCTGGCGTAAATACGTTCGAACAACGATGCGATTACCACAACATTGCAAGTGATAATTTATATAAAATTTATATTACTCATCGTCGTACAATGAAATCAACTTATGATCCTATTTCTGGGCCGTTCTTTAGTGAAACAAATATTGATAGCATGATCGAAGAATTAGAATCACAGTTTCCTGCGTTATATGATTATTTGATGAAATTTCTTATTGATCGGCCTGTGTGGACTCAATGCACACCAGAATTTGGCAGATGGATAGTAGAAAATAAATCTAGTGATAATCATAATGTACTTATTGTATCTGCACCAATTGATACACAGTGCGAACGTCTATTTGCTAGAGAAAAAATACGTGATCCTCGATTAATTGGAAAATCTAATTCTTATCAGTTAGTAAAACCAGAATATATAAAAGAAATAGAATCACATGCAGCTGACGTAAGTTGGTTAGAATCTAATGCAGATTACCATATGAATAATGATGGTACCCTTGAACAATATAATGCAGCGATTGATATAGTATTAAATGAATGTAATTTACTCGAATAGAACACTAGCATATCATCACGACGATACACTACTTATAAAAGATATGTGGGATTTGGGAGTATCAGGCTCTCAGATTGCAATGTCTCTTGCAAAAGCTCAAAGAATTTATGAATCTTTAAAATATTCATTTACAGATAATGAAACTTTTATTATGGGATGGAATATACTCATCTTAGTATCTGAAGATGCGTGTGGTAAATTTAAAGAAGAAGATTTTGAAACAAATCTTGACAGATTAAAATTTCTTACGCAATCATTTAAAAAGCCAGAATTTGAAGTAGGATTTACAATCTCTACTGTATCACACATACCATTCAAAGATACCGAAATATTTACATCTTTATGGCCATTCGAAAAACAATGGATTGGAGATGGTGATTATGTAATGATTAAAGAGCCATTTCCATTAGGCTTTGATAGTTACCACGTAAAAACTCGAGGAATATCTTTAGAAAAAGCATTTAAACATGCAAAAGATAATGGTCTTGAAGTTAAAATGTTTGATTATAAAACTAAGTGGTCAGATCTAGTAAACGATATGATTCATTGTAAATATGTTATTAGCGAAAGATCTACACTTTTAGCACTTGCCCTTTTTACAAACACTCCGACATTTATGTTATCTGCACCAGCTCATAAGATATATCTTGATGGCCAAGAAAGACCTGTGTTATTTGGTAATGGAAATTTAGGTATGACATGGAACGTAGACCACTACGATAAATATATCACACAAAGTTATATGACAGTGCCATTTTTTAATGTTGATCAAAATGATAATTTGGATAGGATTGTAAAAGATGAAATGCATAATTGGTTGGGATGAAAAATTAAAAGCTCAGTATAAAGTTTGCAAATCGACTTTATCAGTTGATACATTACCTACTCAAAATATGTTTTTACCTTTTAGAGATGGATCAACAGCCTTTACGATGTCACGATTTTTAGTACCAGAAATGATGCAATATCATGGATGGCATTTATTTTGTGATAGTGATTTTTATTTTTTAGATGATGTTCGAAAATTATTACATTACGCAGATTCTAAATATGCAGTTGTAGTGTGTAAACATCCTGAGTATGAACCAAAATCTGATTTAAAAATGGATGGCAAACAACAAACTTCATATAAAAGAAAGAATTGGTCTTCTTTAATGTTATGGAACTGTGGTCACCCGTCTAATAGATTGCTTCGACCTCCATTTATTGCGGACTGTAATCCATTATGGCTGCATCAGTTTAAGTGGTTGAAGGATGAAGAGATTGGTGAAATACCTTTAGAATGGAATTGTCTTGAAGGTTATTACGAATGTGATGATGCAAAGGCTATACACTACACAGATGGGGTACCTTTATTTGATAAATACAAAAACACACCTCATGCCAAACTATGGTTAGATAGGCATGAACTTTTATTGCGTTAAAGTAGGAACTCGATACGACTCTACATTTGTAATCAAGCTTGAAAACATGATAGCTAAAAACTACCATGGAGATTTCAAGTTCTCATGCATTACAGACGATAAAACCTTACCCTCACATATTCATACAATACAAATACCTGATTTCGGATTAGAGAAATGGTGGGCCAAAATGGTTTTATTCGATGAGACTTTTATTGAAGAAGGTTGTTTCTTTGACCTTGATACTGTAATTACTGGTGACATAACAAACTTATGGAATCCAGGTAAAATGCCTAAATTTATTCATACTGATTGGATAGATTTAAAACAATTAGATATGGACACAATTGGTAATAAACAAAGATATTGTTCCATAAATTCGTCTATTTTGATGTGGAACCAAATAACAAAAAGACACCATATTTGGGAGTATTTTATTAAAAACAAAAATAAAATTATGGATATATTTACAGGTATTGATTCTTTTATTGAGCATCGTTTTCCAAATGATTATGAACTTATACAAAGGCCAGAATCAGTACATATTCTACTTGACAAAAAGCAAGATGAATTAGGGGAAGATCCATGGATACAAAAACATTGGAATTAAGGCCTGATTGGACTCAGCCGCAATATCCAACAGGACACAAAATAGATTTATCAAATAACGTTTGTTTTGATGCAGCGCTGCCTACATATGAGTTTGATTTAAATCGATATTCAGACACAAGTAAGTCATATAAAATATTATCAGATTATTATGATTTGTATGCTCGTCAGATTGCTATTGGTTTAGGCTTAAGCGAACTGATCATGAGAATAATGCTTATAATAAAAGAAAAAGGATTTAGCTTTGCATCTGGTCCAAATACATGGGCTCCAGTTGAAATGTGTAGAAGACTATACCAAATACCCACTGGAAACGACGTTTGTTATATTGCGAATCCTCATGGCACAAACGGAACAATTATAGAAGATTACGATGAACTAATTTCTAAACATAAATTGGTAATTATCGATGAAGCTTATGCAGATTTTTGTGAGCAAATGCCAAAGGCTAAATATGGTTCTCCAAATGTTTTAGTATTAAAAACTTTAAGTAAGTCTTTAGCATTACCAGGATCAAGGTTTGGGTATGCGTTTGGCCACGAAGTTTTGATTAACGAAATACAGAATTTAAGACCTGCACAAGTGTCATTACCAGGAATAGAAAGCAATCTAATATCGATTCTTGATGAAATACCGAATCACGTAAAAAGAATGAATGCTACTAAGGCATATATAGAAAAGAATTATGACTGTATACCTTCACATGCCAATTATGTGTTGATTAAAAATTATGAAAAATTTGCTCGTCATTTTCATGTAAAAGAACTTGATGGTCATTGTCGTATGGCATTGATCAACCGCAATATGGTAACTAAGAATGCTCTTGACAAAGAACACCCTTTCTTCGATTGAAATAAATCCTGTTGATATATGTAATAGAACATGCGGATTTTGTCCACGTGGTCATGGATTTAAAAATACGAAGGCAATGATGGTAGATGATACAATCATTGCAATTAATAAATCTTTACAAGATATAGATTATAGAGGCACTGTAACCTTTGCAGGTTTCGGTGAACCTTTATTGCAAAAAAATTTAAAAAAGCATGTACAATTGCTTTCAAATAATGTACAATTAAAACAGATAAAACTAATAACTAACGGAGATTTTTTAACTCAAAAAACTGCATTTCAATTAATTGATGCTGGTGTCAACTGTATTAAAATATCAATGTATGATGTAGATGATAGTGAAAGATATGAAGCCTTCTTATCTCAGTATAGTCATGTAGAAAGAATATACAAGCATTACTATGATGGTTTACCAGAAGAAGTCGAAGTAAATCGTACTGACATTTGGCAGAAATCAGAAGAGCTTAGTATTAATAGAGCATGCTATTTACCTTTTTACAAAATGTTTATTAATTGGAATGGAGCTGTTGGCTTATGTAGTAACGATTGGTCACAATATAAAGTATTTGGTTATGTACAAGAAACACCAATACATAAAATATGGGAATCAGAAAAATTCAAAGTGTATAGAAATAATTTAATGAAAAACAAACGTGCACTTAATCCATGTATAAAATGCAATGTAAACGGCCAAATATTAGGAAAGGAAAGTTTTGAATATTACAAGAACAATGTCTAAATGTCCGATACCTTTCTGGCGTTATTCTACAATGATTATGCATGTTAACGAAGAATATCCTCATCGTGTAAATGACTTCGCGAAATCATTTTCCAAAAACCAAGTAATGGCAAAATCTTGGCTAGTAGAACATTTATATATGGTTACTGGTACAGCAAACAATATTACAATACTTGGATCATGGTATGGCACAGTTATTGTACCTTTATTATTGAATTACTACTCAAACATTAAAACAATAAGACTTATAGATTATGACGAAGAAGCTCTTGCTATAGCGAGGTTTATGTTTGGCAATGATGTCACAACCCAAAAATCTGATGTTAGTTTTGATTGCGAAGAAATAGAATCTGATATTATTATCAATACTTCATGCGAACATATGTGGCATATGAAAGATATAAAGTTGAACGGTTTGTGTGCCCTGCAGAGTAATAATTTCTTACAAGAAACTTCGCACATAAACTGTGTACACAGCCTTGAAGACTTTGTACACCAAACTGGCCTTCAAAAAATAGATTATGAAGGTGAAATACCTTTTGACGACTATCATGACAATAAAAGATTCATGTTAATAGGTAAACAATGATCCATGTGCTTTGTAGCCGTTGGGGTGAAACATATGGACCTATATACGTCAACCGGCTTTTCAATATGGTTAAAAAACATATGCCATTTGAATTTATATTTCATTGTCAGACCCAGGACGCACAGGGAATAGATGAGCGTATATCTATACTCCCATTCCTACGAGACCTACCAGAATCAACGCCAGACGAGATGTTTGCATCAGATAACTGGTTAAATAATAAACCTCGTTTGTGGGATAGGCCAAAACTAAACTATTTCAAACCAAATGGTTGGGGATTGGATGGATTGAGAATAGCTTTAGATCTTGATATGATTATACACAATGATATGACACCACTTATCAATATGTTTAATAGACCAATAGTTGGTAGATCATGGTGGCATAATAGAAATCACGAGGCTAGACCAGATTGGAAACGTAGAAATGGCGCATACACAAATGGTGGATTTTATATGTGGAAAGATAATCAACTTGAAAATATATGGAATGACTGTTTAAAAAATGCAGAGAAAATATATCACATTTATACTGGTGGCACAGATAATTTCATTAGTCAAAGACATTTAGATTTATTTGACTTTGTTCCATCTTCAATGTATTATTCGTTTAATCGTGGATGTGAATGGCCAAATGATTTAGATAAACATATTATTAGAAGAGATAAAATTATGTGTGCATTTAACACCGATCCTGGAGATGCCACAAATCTCGAATTGCATGATGCAATTAAAATATATGATGAAGTAAAACAATTATGGCAATAGATGTATATACATGCCGTATAGGCGACAAATATGGATTTGATTATGAAATTAATCTAATAGAAAAAATAGATCGATTACACGTAATACATTCAGAAAAAAATGGATTAAAACTGCAATGGAATAAATTGAATTTTTTTAATCTTGATATCGATGAACCAATTGTAGTTTTAGATATTGATATTGATCTTATAAATGAGTATGAAGACATATTAAATTATCCTATTGAAAGAGGACAATTTTTAAGTATGAGATCGTGGTGGGAAGATAGTAGCGATTGTGAATTAAACGGAGGATTTTATAAATTTTATCCATCTGATACTAAATACATTTATGAAAAATTTATGTCGAATAAAGAATATTATGAAAACTTTTGGATAGAATTAGGATCAAAACCAGGACCAGTTAATGGAGAAGAAAACTTTGTAGAATGGATGGTTAAGAAAGAACTTGACTTAAAATTTGTGCCTGATACTTGGGTAGGTCGGATGGTAGAAAAGCCAACCAAAGAATGGCTGGCTCAAGCAAATCGTAAATATCCTGGTTCTTATTTTTATTTAGATCAAATAAATCCTGATGTCAAACTATTACACTATACTATGTAATTATTGAATTGTAAATAGTTAATGCCTCAAATGGAGTTGATGATTCTCTAAGAGAAGTTTTATCTACATCGCTTGCTGAATCTACAGCATCAATTTCAAACATTTCCAGTTTTAGATTAAATAGTTTCTCTACGTGATCAGCATTAGTTGGGTCATACGTAAGTAAAAATGCTCCAATGTCTGCCATAATTTTTGCATTATCTTCTGGCCCAGTGGCTCTTACATAACTAATCTTTCCTTGTTCAATTAACTGTCTTTGATATTCTTCAATTTCTTCACCAATTTTTTCGTAATAGTTATCAGTCCAAGTCTCAATCTGAGCAATAGAACAAACAGTCATTAGTTCTTGAAATAACGCTTGATCAGCATCAACTAGAATATTGATATTCGTAATACTGCCATCTACTTCTTCGATAAAGGCCTGAATGTTTGTTCCTTCATCATTAGTAAAAATGGCTTGTAATAAATTATTTTCTGTGATCATGTTATTTTCACTCCTAAATAGTGCGTCTTCACGTGTGTTGCTGTTCCTCCAGTCGGCACTCTTTGAGATCTATAGTTATCTTGCAACTGTTGATCTCGTCTTACTTGTGATGCGCCCGTCAAACGAGTATCTAGCATCGATGAACCACATTGTGTACCAGAGTTATATTGGAATCTAACTTGAAATCCTTGAGTATTAAAAGCAAGAGCTTTCATAGCATAATTAACTAATGTTTCGAAATTAGTTTTAGTCATTGTTTGCAAATCACCATTCGCAGTATGAGTTAGAGGTTGTCTATACTGATTACCTATACCCATTTTCGTTGGGTTTGCGAGTAAAGAAGTGACTCCACCAAAAGAATCAATAGCATCAACATAAACTGCGCAATCATTTTGTGGGCTTTTACCGCCTAATTTTTCACCTGTTACAATAAAATTATCTGATACTACATATCCGCTACCTGCTGTATTAACAGAAGTCGCATATTGAGATCCAGCTATTTTTTCAACATTCAATTTAAATCCAGTTCCTGCAACTGTTCTATTGTATGCAGAATCTCTATATCCAGTAGGACTAGCTTGTCCACTTGAATCAAATACAAATTGTTGACCCAATCTATTAGTGTTTAATTTATACAAATAGTAATTATTAACTACAACATTTTGAGTTCGAGCTTCTGGCAAATTTCCTGCATTAAAAGCGGCAATATTGGCAGTATTATCAGTATAAACTGGTGTATTACTTACTATTGAATATCGAGGATTGCCAATTGTCAATGCATCATGGATTATATAAAGTGGTTCAAATGTAGTCATGTTTTGACCAGCAACTTGTTGTAAAACTGGTTTAGCAAATGTGTCTAAGAAATCTTGATCAGTAAATGGTATAAACTCTGAACTATCTTGGCTATCTCCACCTGCTCTATGACCACCACCTGGATTTGAAAATCTATGATATACTGGCCAATTCGAACCTAACTGATTCTTCAAAAATGTCAAGTCAAACGGATTTGCGCCTTGACCAGGTGTAGGATTTGTAACAGTTTGTTCTATACGAGAATAATTAACTGTAGTTGTAGAAATATTACCTAAGCTACCATTATTATTAGAAAATCTTCTACTATTATTTGTTACGGCTGAAGCTATAACATGGGTTTCAGATAAGTTGCCTAAATTTCCGCCACTTCCTTGAACCGTAAGTTGAACAGCAGGGCTTTGCAAAAAAGATTTTTTTGCTGCCGCATAGATGTCATTCAATTCTACAAGGTTAAATTCTTTCAGATTCCCAGAATCTGTATAATATAAAGGGCTACGTACGGCCATAATCTATCTTCCTGGTGTGAATAATGTTTTCAATACTACGCTAGCTGAATCTAAAATCAAAGTAGTTGTTAAGTTTTGTAAATGTCTGGAAGCAATAGAGCTATCGTGTATTTCGGCACTATCGATTGCTCCATACGGCAATCTAACTGCCATGTTAGAGTCAAAGCCAGTAGAATCTCCGGTAACTATAAGTGTTCTAAGTTTAAGATGGTGTCCCGTACCACTATCAAAATTTAGATGAGTAATATCTGCACTATTGGCTTGTAAATACCCAAAGTAACCGCTATCAACTTGTAGGTGTTTAATTATAGCGCTATCAACTCGAATTAAACCAAAGTCTCCCGAGTCTAGTTTCATATATTGCATATTCACACTATCTTGCATTTGCGAGACAGAAGAATCAAGGAAGTTCAATACAGACACTACACTAGAGTCTGCATTTGGAATATGAGTCAATATATTCGGATTAAGATCGTCAAGATCACCGACATATCCTTGAAGTGCATTTGTCTTTTGCACCCAAGTTCCGATAGGATTAGTTAAGCTTACTTGTATAAATCTTGGCATTACAGTTTCTCTATCAGTTTGTTAATTAAGTCTTTCATTTCTCTTACTTCGTTTCGTAACTCAACCACTTCGTTATTTCGAGATTGCCTTAATCTCTTAGCTTCACGTGCAGCATTAATAGTAGCCGTATCTGTATTTAATATAGCGTTCGAGTTTATATCTCTAACTAATGTTTGTGATCCTTCGACCTTTATATATTTCCTCATTATACAGCCAATGCAATTACTCTTAAGTCTCTGAAAATTGGAGGCTTTGCAGAATTAGTAGATTTCATTACAATTTTAATCACGAAGCGAGAGAAAGAAGTTGATAGACCATTTTGACCTCCTACCAAATATCTATAATCTCTAAACACAGTTGGATTTTCATCTGATGGTAGTTCTGTTTCTTTTGCAACTTCGATCCATGGAGTGTCATCAAAGTTTTCTCCATCATTAGCAACTTTATAATAAACATCAAAATCTGCTGTTGATGGACGATGAGCAGAAAGTAATATCTTCAAGCCAATAGCATCTTCTTCAAGAGTTACTGGCCTTACAATATGCTTACCAATATGTGATCCACCGATTGCAGCAGTTTCATCAACAAAGTTAATTGGTGTATTATGTTGCGGTGCATTGACTGGTGCATTAGCTGAGTCTTGCATATCAACATGATTATGAATTAAGAACATAGACGCTCTTTGCATATCAATTAAAGGAGAAACGTCTGGATTGCCAGTCGTCAAACCTAATTCTATAGTAGCTGATTTTACGCCAGCTCCTATGTTACTTGTTTCTAAATCAGCATTTGCAATCATTGCTGGTGTATTAAAGACATTATTCTCTCTAACATCAAGATCAGTAAATACAACATCCTTTGCATATGGCGTTTCTGTTCCAGCGAGCGATTTGCCAGAAGTAAATTTACCTCTTATTGTCATTCCAGTGCTAATTGGCAATAGTGGCTCAACGAATGGCACTACTGTTTCAAACATCATATTCCGAGTTGACATTACTGCTGTGCCACCAAAGTTAAATGCGCTACTAGGATTTGTTTTTGATAATGTGATTGTAAAGTTATCTTCATCAACTGCAACTACTGTGCGAGAACCAAGAATATCTGAACCAACTAATCCACCACCATATGCAGTACCTGAATCAAGTCCATAAATTTTTACATTATCACCTGATATAAATCCATGATTCTTTTGATTTACAATGAGAGTGCTACTTGCCGAATCAAATGTAAGTGGATTTTCATCCATTAATTTGCGAGAGATAGGAGCATTTTCTAGTACTGCCGTACCACCAGCTAAATCAAATTGTGCTTGATGGATTTGGAACATCATATCTTTGGTTTGTGCAGGTTCCCATGTTGATGAATTCTGTGATAAGAATAAAGAACCAAGAGTTGGTTGCTTTGTAACTTTCTTTTCTGTAGAATTCAAAACAAACTGTTCGGTTTCTGCAATATACACATTATAATCTGTAGTTTCTGCTTTAACAATAAATGCATATTCAGTATATGGATTTAAGAAAATAGGCTCTTCAAATCTAAAATCTGTAGGAGCAGATGCATCATTACTAACTGTCACATTTCCTGGATTAACAAAAACAACTGAACCAGGAATAGTAGTAGTCGATGACGGATGACCATTTTCTACTGGTCTTAATTCTACTTGTACTGGTATTGAATTAGATTTTGATGCAAAATACAACCTAATTCTTGTAACATATATTCCATCGACTTTATCAACATAAAAGGTTTGTGCTAGTGGATCGCTTGGCCCATCATCGATCATAGCTCGTTGGCCACGAACTGTAATAAATCGGGTTGAGAGAATATCTCGCTGCCGAGTTTCAATAAGACCTGCTGCACTAAATGTTGTCTTAGCAATAGAAAGAGCATCTTTTTCATTATTAGCTGTAATATCTAATAGTTTAAATTCTCTTTCACCTGTTCTAAATCTGAGATTTGGAGTAGATGGGATAAAGAAAGATCCTTCTACTAAACCTTGTGGAGTAGTAGTAAGTGTTGATGGACCATTAGGATGCTGTGTTGCAGTATTTAATCTATTTCCATATTCATCTGATGTAGTAGCAAATCTTTGGAATGCTTCTGATTTAACCCAATCGTTTACTGGTACACCATCAAACCATGGCCACATTTGCACATTAGGACCCAATCCTTGAGCTTGGAAGAAAACCATTCGCGAGCGCATAAATGGAATAATAGCAACATTAACTACTCTATCTCCAATAACCTCTCTAATAGTTTCGTCCCGTACTACTCTATTAGTATGAACCATATTTCCCATTTGCCTTCGTGCAACCACTCTGCCTCTTTGGTTGCCAGCCCAATTCCAATTCCAGTTGTTGAAATTAAATGCTTGACTTCTATCAATTCTTGTTCCACCTTGAATAATTCTTGGTGCAATATAAACAGTTTCTTTCCATTCATCAGATGAAGGAGAAAGGAACATATTACCTCTGTGAGTAATAACGGCGAATGGATTAACGTTAATAGTTTGTGACACTACAGGTTGATTAATATAACTTTGTTCTGTGTATTTAATATAAACATTATCGCCTTTTAATACTGTATTTGTTGATAAATCTGAATCATAAATTAGACGAGCATTTTCTTCATTAAATGTAGGTCTCATAATTCTATCTGATGGATCAATTGATGCTTTATATTCTGAATTTGCTGTAAATGATACTGAGTGATCTAAAAAATTATCAACTACAAATCCTGATTTTGTTCTATCGGTACCTGAAGAATCAAAGACTGAAAAGTTTTGTACATCAACTTCTAATAAACTCAATGCAGTAGCTTCTTCAAGATCATCAACTCTATCTTCAAGTTTTTGGATATCGCGCATTGTAAAGCCTTTAGCTTCAATGTTACGCATTGTCATATCATCTACATTTTTTGAACCAGCATTCAATTCGATACGGTATAATTCCAAAGTTTGTTCTGGAGTATTTGCAAATTTTGGTGTTAAAGAAGGCGTACCTTGAACTACAGATATAATTCCTTGTTGGTCAATTACTAATTTATCATATCTAGGCAAATAATATTCTGTATCTAATGTGACTAGACTAGTATTTACTGGAATTTCATTGACTCTTGCAGTTGCTGCAGCAAATCCAGTATTGTTATCATCTTTACGAGATCTAAAATCTAAAACATCTGTTAATGAAACTACAGATCCATCAGCTTTTGTGTGATCAGGAATTTGACCATATGTGACTTGACCAGTATAAGATGATGCATCAAAATAGTCTCCAGTAGCACCGTGATTAAAATATGTAAATCTTACGTACACGTTGCCAACTGGTGTTTTTGCTGTAGTCTTTAAAAGTAATTTACCAGTTTCATAGAAGTTATCTCTTTGACCATTATCAACAAGAAAGTCTGCTCTTAAATCACTACCATCAGAATCTACTGTACGAATTCTTTGTACTTCAAAAATATCAGCTTTACCTAAATTAATGTATGGTTGTCCTCCACCGCCAGGATTTGTAATACTTGCAGCCATTGTTTGAGTAGCAAGAGATTTGGTTCTTGTAACACCATCTTTTTGTACTTGCACAATTGCTTCTATAGCTGTACTAGCAGGTCCACCAGTTATTGACGCTGATTGTGTTCCAGAACCTGTGACAGTAGTTGGAGTGAATGCAACACCAGCAACTGCAGAAAATACCCATTGATTTGCATTTGCAAAAACTTCGCCACTAGCTAGAGCAGGGAAAGTAGTATCACCATTACCATCAGTAGTTGCAGTTAATCTTCTTTGTGTTGTAAGTGTAACATCAGAAGTTGCCTTAACTCTATTTTCTGGAAAGTCAAACAGTAAATCATTATTAGCAGCATCTTTGATAACTGCTATGGTATTTTCAAGTTGTAAGTTAGCAAATGAATTTGCGGCTGTACCAATTGATGCTACGTCTCTAAAGTTTTGACTTGCATTCATCTTAATGTCCATCAGATAGAAGCGAGTTAAAGCTCCGTCTTCTTCTACCGATTTAACACGTGCAGTACCAATTGTTGAACCACCATACGACCTAACACTTCTTAAATTTTGCAAATCAAAAGTTTCTATATTTGGTAATCCATTTATAGAATCAACTAAAACAAAGTTGCCAAAACCTGCACCAACAGGTTCAGCATTTATAGTAATAGATGTAGTAGCTTTCGGTACTTCAATTACTGTAGGATCCGCTCTGTGTGCTCTATAGCCAGCAACATAAGCAGTGCCTGGAGAAACATTTAAATTAAAGTTAGAATATGACGAAGAATCATAATTAATTCTAAATGGTTTTTTTACAAAATCTCCATTAATTTCTTTTACACGAAGAGCATCAAATTCAGCGATTTTGTTATAATCGTTTGTACCACTAACTGCTTCAATTAATTCTCCATCACGGATCTTTCCAAAGAAAACAAATGTATCAGCTGAATCTTTATCAGACTCATTTTTCAATGTTAACCTAATTCTATAACGATCCGCGCCTGGAGCAGTTAGATTTGGATTAGCTGTTTGATTATCATAAAGAGCTAAAGTATCACTAACCGTTACAATATCTTGTGTGACTACAAAACCTACGTTTTCTGTTGGAGCAGAATCATATTTTGAAACTAAGATTGATTGTTCATCAGCTTGAACAAAATGTCCTTGAGTAAAGAACGTACCACGTTGCATCGAAGCCCGCGTACCTCTACCTACAGCTTTATTTGATGACGTATTTGTGGTTTGAACTTTTAGTGTAACACCACTACTAGTTCCAACAATATTTTCTCCTGGAGTCAATCGTATTGGCGCAGTGCCAATAGTGCCTGAACTTTGATTAATATATTGAATATAAAGAGTAGCAGGATCACTAGTCAATGCATCAACAGGTAAAATTTCTATTACTTTTACACTAACATTTGAAGTTTGACCAACAAATGTATCGTCAATCATTGAAGTAGTACTAGAAGGCAGACTAGTAGTTGCATCAATTTTTACATATTCATATTTATTATTTACAAACATGCCTCCTGGTACAACAGAAGCACCTTCTTTAAATATATTTCTTCCGAATCTTTCAACTTCTTTTTGGATAATAGTTTGCATTTGCGTAAGCTCACGAGCTTGCAATTGCTTACCGCTATTAAAAAGTATGCGATGATAATGATCGCTATCTCTAAAGTCATCTCTATATGTTGTTGCAAATAGATTTTTAGTAAAATTATTAGGCATCGCTCATCCTTTAGAACTGTAAAATAACTTTTACGTCTTCTGCTTGCACATTCGACCGTAAGATAGCTGCTCTATTATCTATGTATAATATATCACCGGTGTTAGGATTAACTTCTGGATTGATCTTAGCAGAATCAATAATTCCAGTACCTACACCATTTGTTTCATTAACAACTTCCCCATCTTGGAAATCAGAAAAACCAGTTGTTGTAGTTTGATGATAATAAATGTCTGATGAATCTATATCATCAATGTATGCTTCAGCCAAAGTAATTTGACCTCTGATAATTTTGTCTTTAGTAAAAGCTTGTACTACGCTTGATAACTTCATTCTTTTTAGAGTATTACCAGTTGTTGCTGTAAATACTGAACCTGCATCATCTTTAATATCTTTGACCAATGTCACTTGTCTAAAGTCTTGATCTGTGATGAAGTTACTATCTGTTCCTTCAATACGAGAATGGAACATAATAGCAGCAGATTTTAAATCAACTCGACAGTCTGCACCAATTCCGGAATCTGGACCAAGAACCGCGCGGGCAGTAGCACCACCGCCTCCACCACCAGTAATTTCAACTTCAACTCGAGTATAACCTAATCCTAACTTTTGAGTAGTACCGCTATCAGCCATTTTAATCCATGCTAGTGTGCCAGTTGCTGAATCAATTCTAGCTATAGCTTGAGCTCCAGTACCAGAACCAAGAATATTAACTGTTGGATTTGATGTATATGCACTACCAACTGAAGTAATAATAACTGATGTTACTGCACCAACTTTGGCAGTATCTTGTATTTCTTCTTGTTTTAATTGAATACCGGTTGATGATGAATCAGTTTGCAATTGTTTTTTAACTGGTAAAAAGTTAGATGACATAAATGAGTTTGCTCTTGATGCACTAACAGTAAATAGAAATTTCCAAACATAACCATCTGATAATCTAAATGAATCATTGTTTGCACTTGTTGGTTCTACAGTAGATCCAACTGCCACTCCACTATTATCTCTACCAGTTTCTAAACAAATATACACATTGTTATTACCATTCATTACATAATATGGATTAGCAGGATAGCCAGAAACTTGACTATCGAATTGTGAATATATTGTGCCGTTTGACCAATTATATCGTGGAACTACAAGAGATGTTGCTTGAACTTTCTTGACAGATTGCATTTGGTTTCTTGCGCCAGTAACATCACTCGCTCTGTTAATCGGAGTTGGTACTGTATCAGCGCTATCCCAAATTTCTGATCTGCCAATACCAATATAATATCTCGCAGTATTTTGGGCAAACTGATCAAAAAATTGTCTAGCTAAAAGAGTTCTAAGAGCATCGGTTACAATTGCTGGCATGATTAAGATTCCTGAATTCTAAGTAATACGTGAAGGTTTGTTGAAGTATGACCTGCGTCTTGGGTTAAAGCTACTGAAATTCTATCTCCTGCATTATATGAAACAGCTGCTGTTTGATTCAAAGTTTGAGTTCCATTTCCTGTAACTTCAATTGATTTTGAAGTTTGTGTAACGCCATTAATATCAATATCTAATAAGAAAGTTGATGAGCTACCACCGTATGATGATGATGTAAAGTTGGCCGTAATATGAGTAGTTGTGCCAGCAACTGGCATTAACATTCCGTTTGGAGGAGAAGCTCCATTAGTTGTAAATAAATCTTGATTACTAGCCCCACTTACCGCGCCATCAATGGCAAAAGTAAGATATTGTACAGCACCTGAACTTACAGCAGATCTATTAATTGAAAACCATCCATCACTATCGGCTAATTCAAATCCATTAGTTACTGAGTTATAGTGCATCGCACCTTTTCTGTAATGCGAACTATAGAAAGCATTATTTTTATAATTATTTCTTTCTGTCGTAGTATTTTGTGGTACAAAAAGTAAACCTTTATTTCCTAAATCTGTAAATGCTCCACCAGCTGGTGTGTTTGTGGTTACTCTCCATCCATTATGAGCAGCATTTGATGATGCAGCCATGTGTATTTGATTTGCATTGACAATTATTTTACTATCACTACCAGATTTGATAGTTCTAGTGGCGGCAGAATCAAAGGAAAGCGGTTGACCTGAATCCATACCGAATGTAGTTCCAGGAATACTTAGCTTACCACTATTATCTGTTAATCTTAATGATCCAAGATGTATAGTGCTTCCGCTAAGATGCAGGTCTTTCCATTTTTTAGCTGATGTACCAAGATCACGAACTTCATTTTGGTCAGGTACAAGATCGTATGGAATCGATGCATTAATAGCAGTAACAATTCCTGTTACTTGAGCAGAATCTGGTAAAGCCGAAATTGCTGATGCTATAGTTGAATATTGTACTCCATCTAAAGTATCAGCATCTACATTAAGTGCATCAACAAAAGTTTTATTTACTCGAGTATCAATTGCTGAGTTGGCTCTTGCTGTTGTAAAGTATAGATTACCAGGACCTGAACCACCGTTTGCACCAGCAGAATCTTCGGGTGTAACATCTGTTGTTGCACCAGTCAATAGAGCTGTTAAGGCAGCTAGTGTAGTATCAACTGGATTTACTCCAATATCATTGTCTAATTTAAATTGTGTAACAGCTGAATCAATTGAAGAATCAACTTGCACCGATGTTTGTAGTGTCATACCAAGTGCACGAGCTGAATCTAAGCCACCGCTTTGTCTAAATTGTATATATGCAGAATCAATATATGCTGTAACATCAGTAGAGTCAAGACTTAATCTATTTGCTCTAGCAGAATCTAAGAAACCTGCACCAAATAATGCATCAATTGCAGAAGCTGAGTCGAGAAGCTTTGTAGTACCTCCACGAATTCCAAGAATATAATCGCGATCGGCTTCTTTCTTAATATCTGTTATAAAGGCTAATGTGCCTGTGCTATCTTGTAATGTAATATTATTAATACCAGAAGGATCAGCAGGAATTAATCGAGTGACAGTTGTCATCGAATCTTTAGTAGCACCATCAAAGAGAATGCCATCAAAACCAAATCCAATACCATTGCTATTAACACTTTGCAAATTAAGCTGCAGTGAAAGAGCCGTTATGTTTGAATATAGTTCAGTAAAGTTGGCATTAATTTTGGTAGCGCCAGTACGTAGATCATCTCCGGTACCATCGTTGCCTACTGTTCCAGTAAATATGTTTTGTCTTGCCATTTTCTATCCTGCAATAATATTAATCTTATTTATATATGTTAATACTGCTTATTTGAGGTTAAATAACCTATTGCTACATAATTCTGAGGACTTACATAGTCAGCATCATATGTTGGGTAGGACCTCATATCGAATGTTTCAAATGCATTATCATACCTAATCCCTGTTCCAGCAGAATCTAGGTTATCAAATGTGAGTCCATAATCTGCCCATTCTTTCAGATCTTTATAAAGCAACATAACATCATTAATTGTTGCGTATTGTTTTCCACCAACTGTTGCAGCCATTGCTGAATCAGCCCAATATCCAGTCAGTCGATATGGACTAGTTCTAAACTGCGGTTCATTCATATGGAACTTGGCGCCAAAATTAGATTTAGCTCCATGCGCGGTGTAATTATTTAGGTGTGATATATCACCTTGTGCTTGTGGCGGATTGATACTACTAATTGCATCTGCGCTATCAATAACAAAGAAAATATTTTTAAATGGATCTGGAACAGACTCATCTGTAATAATATTAATTGTGTCAGTACCTTCGATTGCAACTTCGTTAGCAAGATAAAAACCAGTCGGATGTACAAATCTTCTCCACAGTTGTTCCCATACACCAATCGAAAGCGGTGACTTAATTAAAATTGAGAATACTTGGAACTTACCGCCATCTTGAATAACCTTACCATATTCTGCACCAAGTTCTGATTCTCCAACATTAAAAAGAAATTTCTTTGGATAAATGATCTCAACTTCTTCGTCAAAGAATCCGCGGAAAAATCCTTCACCAGAAAAAAGAGAACCTTTTACACGAAAGAAATTTCCAAAGTTTCGAATGGCTTCTCGTGGAAATGAAAAATTACCACCAGATACACCAAGTGCCAGAGTTTCAAATAACTGATCGAGTCTTTCTAAACTTGCATCTTCTGTTTCTCGAATAGTATTTAATTCATGAATCATTCCATCAAAATTAGTATCAGAATCTTGGAATTCATAGTAACCCTCAAGAAATGCAATTAAATTAGGATAGTCTTCCCTGAAATATTCAGGCAAGATCTCTTCTATCAAGCTTCTTCTAAAATTGATATCGATTCTATCAAAATGTTTGAGGGTTTCTTCTTTAGCCATTAGTTATCGACTTCCAATGTAGTGGTCTGTCTATCAATCAGTGCTGAAGTTGATGAGTTGGTTGAATCAAGTTTCAATACATAATTTCGTAGAGGTTTAACAAAGCTTTGATTTTCTGGTACAACAGAAAGTCGTAGGTATGTGCTACCTAATATAAGAGCTTCTGGATTAATTCCAGTTATATCTACTACTCCTGATGGTGCATCATATTCACCAACGTTATCTTGTAAAACATTTCCTGCCAAATCGTATATTTGCAATTTAGTACCAGAAAGTTTATTTCTTAATTGTGCCACAACTCCACGGAATTGGAATGTATCTGAAATGACAGTATGGTTAATATCATCTGGATCTGCAATTCTCATAGGGAATGCAAGCTTATGTGAAGTTGCAACACCAACAGATGGAGTAAATCTTAATTGACATTTTACTTCAGTTCTTGATGATAAGATAGCTGGACTTAAGGCATCTACCTCGGTCAAAAGATTCGATCTACGAAATACTGATTCAAATCTTTCAAGGTTATTTGCAAAAAAGTTTTTCTTAAAATTAAATACATCTGTTTCTACAGAAGCTAGAGTATTACCAGTAAGAGCAGGATCAAAATTAAAAACTGTATTCAATTCAATAAACACTGTAATTGGATCTACAAACTTTGTTGCAATTGACATCACAGATAGATTCTTGGTAAAGTTGTTTACGATGCTTGACTCTGTTTCTGTTTTTGTATTTGTTGCAGTACCAGTTTTATATAGAATAGAGACATATGCTCTTCCATAATCAATTGGTACATTCTCATCACCTGACCAGACTGTCACATCTTCAATCACGGTATAATTACTTTGTATCGTAGCTTTATAATCGAGTGATGTAACCAATCTCTGTTGTGTAGCATATGCAAATGGAGCCAAGTTCTTAATAGAATCTATTGATTGTTTTTCTGCACCACCGGTTGACTCAGCCGCAGTTACTACTGAAACCGGATATGATTGACCATTTACTGTAATATTGCTTGTAGACGAAAAGACGGTACCTTCATTTGCAGTAGGACCACTGACAGAAAGATACTTTAAAACGATTTTATTTCCAGGATCTGGTGATTTACCAAAAGAAATGCCATCACCAAAATTAACTTCATAAAACCCATTTGGAGCTTCTCGTATTGTGTATAGCTCTGATTCAGGAGTAATAACAACAGCATCTTTTACTGGTGAATAGCTGACAAAGTTTGAAGAACT